TTATTTTACAATTTCAATCTTGTCGTTGCTGTTATAAAGCAAGGATAAAACAGGATTGTACGCTCCATCTGCACCAACATAGTCGTAACCGTCACCTTTTGCTTTTTTGACTTTTGCGTTAGTCGCCATGATACCGCTTTCAGTGAGATAATACCACTTGCCTTTGTCCTCTAACCATTGCCCGGCAAGCATACCTCCATCTTCTCCGAGATAGTACCAATCTTCACCGCTCTTGAACCAACCTTTAATCATGAATCCAGCATTGTCAAAGGCATACCAACGTCCGTTTATATACTTAAAACAACCCCATACAGGCACATTGTTCTCATAGTACAGCCATTTATCATTCTGCTGTGCCCAACCCTGTCTCTGTGGCGTCTGAGACGCCTTACGGTCTTGATGGAGCTTGCAAGCTTGGTAAAAGCACCAAGACACATACTCAGCACACCATGGCTCGGAAATAATTGCACCGTTGTTGTACCATAAACCGTACTTAGTGTAATTATTCTTGCCCTTGTTTGAGTGCTTATCCTCTAAGTTCCGCGGGGTAGCTTTTTCCTCATAACCAATCTCACCTCTAGCGACCTCTAACAATTCCTCTACAGTACAGGTGTCGTCACCGAAAACAGGTCTACCGAATCCACAGATCCATAGCTTATCACCGACTTTGAAATTCTTGTAAATCTTCTCCCGGCACTCTCCCCCGTTTCTGTCTGCTACGGCACTAGAGGTATTACCCTCTAATGTCTTTAAGTCCTGCCCTAGAACATCGGACACTATCCCAACATGACCGATTCTATCCAGTGCTTCACTAAAGAAGAAAACCACATCACCTTTTTGTGGTACTTTATGCCACCTACCGACTCTCTTGAACTGCCCAGCACCGCCCTTAGTCCATTTAAAATAACTTCCGCATAGGGCGACTTGCCCTCTCTGATAATTGTTCATAATCTATCCTTTCTGTAAACAAAAAGGGGTGAACATTTCGGTCACCCCTTTGAACACTTACTTCTTTAAACCGATACCCGGTCCGTGAGTGGTGTCGTCCTCGCCCTCACCTCTCTTTACTCCCTTTGGTCTTGGGGAATTGTCAGCCTTGTTGTCCTTAACAGGCACGTCCTGTCTCTTTGCGTCCTCGTCAATGCCTTTGTAACGCTCAAATGGTCTGTTCTTTTTCATAGTTTCTTATCCTTTCTAATTGTCTTTTAATGTAAGCTACAGCATAGTCATTAGCACCCCTGTGTTTCAGTTCCTCCAATGTGAGCCATCTGTAGCAAGTGTCCTTTACTTTGAATTTGTCTAAGTGGTCATAGGCTTCTGCCATTGTCCCGGTATAGAAAAGGTAGTGGAAATGCACTTCCTCACCATGTTTAGGACTGAATTTCACCTCTTCCCCTTTCCCTTGGTAGTTAGGTCGGAACTCGTACATATCCCTAGCCAGTGTGTAGTAGATATTGTCCATGTTCGCCCTATCCACCCTAGCACCGTGTTTAGTTGGACACCTTGGTAAAAGCCAGTGCTTAGAATCCTCGTCATAGTAGGTTAGAATCCTAGGAGGATAAAAGGGATAATTCCCTCTTATCCTGTCTAGTCCTACAATAATGCACACTGATAAATGCTCTTCTATCATAGGTTTCTACCCTCTGCTGTTATTCTCCCTGCTTGGCTTTCATACCCTGCTTATAAACTTGGTGTGCACCCACTGCCACAAACCCAGACACCACACCACAGGCGATAGCACTCATGGGATCGCTTGCCGGGAAGTTCGGCATTACATAGAATCCAATAGGTGCAATCACACCACCAAAGATTCCACAAAATGCAGGAATACTGGTGTCTTTGACTACACCTTTAGCCTTGACTGCCAGTGCTACTCCGAAAACAATAACTGCTACAACTGGGGAAAACTCAATCCCCAAATTCTGAATGAAACTAAAATCCATGTTCTTTTCCTCCTTATTCTTTCCTTGTTGGTAGTTCTTCCACAATATCCATGCACTTTTTAGCCTTTCCGTTTCCACCCAAGGCTCTGTACGGCTCGTATAAATCGTTTTTTAGCGTGTTATAATCGTCCAATGTTATATAGCCGTTACTAATATGTCGCTTCGCTTCTCTCGTGATACGAAATAAGGCTATACCAGTCACACAGGCACAGAGGTTTTTGAAATCCTCAACCTTAATTAAGCTTTTCTCTAACTCTTCCTGTCTCTTACGCTCCCGTTCCTTTTCCTTGGATTGGAGAATATACAGAATCAGTTGGAATAACCCGTTACTGGCAAAGATAACCCCGATTAGTCCTATCACGAACTCCCTATCCGTTATTAGCTCTATCATGATTCACCCCCTCCCCTGTTTCTTGATTGTCTGCGACAATTCTGAGAATTTCCTCTTCCTGTTCCTTGGTAATCCAACCTTTAGACAATGCCCTGTCTAAAAGCTTCTTGTTGAGTTTTCCCTGCTTTGCCAGTCTCACTAAACATTCGTACATATTATTCACCTCCTAAAGTGTCAAGAACTAAGTCGTCAACAGCTCGCTTCAAAGCCTCGTTTTGCCGTCTTAACTCAGCAATCTGTTCTACCTGCGTTGGGATTCTCTCTGCCTGTTCCTCACCTGTGCGAACAGAGATAAGATTCCCCTTTTCGTCCCTTGCGTCCTTAGACTTAATGTTCTGAAAAGTTCCCTCTTTGTAGATTGCAGGTAACTGCACATTCCACATAGAAGATTCGATTGCATACGCAGTTTCTCCATAAATGGCTCTTGAAACCATGTTTGCTTCTGTGGGATTGTCGAAAATCGTGATGGTCATAACATCGTGTTCCCCCGTGCCTTTGTTCGGCAAAATTAGTGCGAAATCTCTTTTCATTTCTTCTCCTCTCTTTTTGTGTAAAAATAAAAAGGAATCCCCATTACTGGAAATTCCTTTAAAGGACTATTAGATTAAATTTTTAACTGCCGTCATTCATTGCTGAACCCCAAGCTATGTAGATACAGCCTGTTCCACCGCTTGTGTCGTTAGAACGCCCATACGTTCCGCCGCCTACACCATTTCCACCATTACCTAACCCATCTGTACCTCTACTTCCTAAGTTCCATGACTGGTTCGGTGCTCCTGCATTTCCTCCGCTACAATACAAAACACCATTGAATCCAAGCGTGGATACACCCGAACCCTTTCCTGCTCGGCTGTATGTAGAACCCCCGGCAGCGTAACTTCCATTAACTCCAACTGTTCCATCAGCACCGTTTGTACCGCCGTTACCACCGTTACCGCCTCCACCGCCAGAGCCACCGTTTCCACCGTCTACATAACAGTTGTTGTGACTAATAAATTTAATGTCACCACTTCTACCATGTTCTACTCTAACTGAACCAAAAACAGTGTCGTATGCAGGTAAGTGCTCACCTCTTACAAACACATTATAATCAGCATTACTAACCGTTTTGTATGAAATAGCTGACGGAACGAGCCAATTTATAGTCTGTCCGGGCGTAACACTCATGTACCCCGTGGAGAAATAACCTCCACCACCTCCACCACCGCCGAGTCTATATCCTCCGTTATATGAACCTTTACCACCTTGCCCTACAGCGATATAACGAATCTTGTAAACGTTCGGTGGTACTGTCCAAGTTCCTGCCCCTGCTCCTAGTGTTACTGAACCGCTAATGCCTGTTACATTTATCATGTACGATACTTTTCCGTCATCATACCATCTGCCATTGTTAGTGGCGACATAGTTAAATGCCCTTATATACCATACTCCCTCTGATAATGGCTGTGTAACAAGATGAGTGTCTCCACTAACATACTGTGTATCAGAATCATAAACACTGTTAGGCATTCTCCCTTTCTTGAATACGAAAAAAACACCGCTCCACAAGCCCCTAGTAGGTTTCGCCCATGTAAGCCGGACTTGCTTGTGTGCATACATGGTCGCACTAAAATTTGTGATACTGGCGATTCCGAAGGCTTCTATAGCCATCTTTTTCAGTAGCTCCTTAGAGATAGTTACTTCGGAATTTTTGCCATCTCCATAGCTTGTCCGTGGATTGCTCACGGATTTCTTGTAGTTACCTGCAGGAAGAGGCAGGCTCATCACAGCTCCTGCATTTGAAAAAGGCGTACTGTCTCCTAGGACTGCTGCCGTTCCTCTGTTCTTCCCTCCGGCTCCTCCAAGCGGTATAAATACTTCACTCATTACTTACTCACCCCCTTTAATTTAACCTTGAAATCCTGTGTAGGTCTTTCTGTAGCACTGTAGAAAGTTACATACCCTGTGCCGACTACCGCCGAGGAAATGAGAGAACTTAACTCTCCCCATAACTCAACCTGTTCGGCTGTAGAGTTCTTGTCGGTGGCTTTACCAAGGATAATGTCGTCCTCGTTAGTCACCCCTGCAACAGTCACCTTGTTGCTATACGGTGCTGTGTTTGTCCACCCACTAGCAGAAATCGTTACAATTACTTCATTAAAGGTTTTCATGAGACGCTCGTTATCGGTCTTTACCTCTTCCATTTCGTTCTGTAAATTACCTACAGGAGTAGAGGATAGATTATTCTTTACTAGGTCAAACCAAGTCTCAAAGATAAGCTTTTGCTTATTTTGATAGGTTTCCATGATAACCTTTAGTTCGTCCAAGTTGGCGTCAGCACCCTTTCTGAACTCGCCTTTTTGCTTCTCAAAGAACTTCTGAAACTCTCCGTACAAATCCGTGCCGTGTTCCAGTGCAGTCATGATGGTATTTAAGGCTTCGTTCATTTTGTTTGCCGTATCAGCACCAAAGAAAGCCTTATCTCTGTTCTGATAAACGGTCACGTCTTGAAATGAGATTGTCCCATCGTCATTTTGAATCTTGTTATACTTCCTATTCCCGGTAAAGCTTATGTCCTTGTAATCGGTAGGTAGTAGCTGAAAACTCATTATAGTTCACCCCCTTTAGTTCCAAACGCCCAAGAAAATGTTCTTCTTCCTTGGTACTGATTCTGTAATCGGTTATAGGTATCAAGGATTGCTCCCTCTAACCTGTTTAACTCTCTGTAGTCAATAAACGGTGAGTTATCATGATATTCCGGTGTGTCCCCGTAATCTATCTCAAAAGTGGCACGCTGCAATCTCTCGAAATTACTCTCTATCTGATTTATTTCATCTGCATACACGACATCCCCAACCTGTGCAGTTTTGATAATTGCTAGGGTGGGAAGGTCGCTATATAGTGCGTCTGCCAGTTCTCGTAAGTGTGCAATGTTTTGATGGATTCTGTTGAAATCCTTTGCATTGAATCTATCACCTGTATACACACCTTTAGAATCTCTTTCACCGTGCCAGTCTGTTTTCGGTGTTTGCCATTCAGCCATTACTTCTCCCTTCTCCTAGCTTTTATCTTACCTCGCCATGCTCCGTTGAATGTAAGCGTTGTGCCTATTACTTCTGATTGCATATCTTCCTCGAAATCGTTTTCTTGGAAAATATAGTCGGTTACATCGAGTTCCGGGAATCCTCTCGTGTCATACTCATAGGCAACTTTAACTTTGTAATACTCAGCTATCCAGTTTGCTAGGTCTTGTGCTTGCTGTACTGTGCTTACCAATGGATTATCTATGGTAACAGTCTTGCCCTCTCGATTAATGTTCTTGGTAATCTCCATCAGAGTGTAGGGCACTCGCTTGGTCGTTATGTCGAGTCTCACCCTACCAGTCTTTTTGAATCGCAAGGTCTTTGAGAAATAACTACTACTTACAAGCTCCACCCATTCTTGGTTTTCAGCTGGAATGATTACACTCCTACAGCAATCCTTAGTAGATATGATGGTTGTAGTCCCAGCCACAACGTCCTGTTCACCGTTTAAAAGATTGACTGTCTCAAAGAGATACGGATCTTCTTGATATTTGTAGCATTTAATTACAATGTCCTTTACCTGCTCCTGCTTGATAGCCTTTGGACTACTGAGCATATCCCATTTACCAATGGTGAAATCCGTTTCGTCTCCCAGTTCTATGCTATTCAGAGTGACTAGCTGATTATCACCACCTAAAAACCATACACTCAGCCTTGAAAATGGCTTGAAATCCAACGGAATAACCATGTGCTTAGTAATCTCTCGCTCGACAGCAATATCTGCTATATCACCGTTGGAATCGAGTCCCATCACCTGTACCATATACGGTAGTGTGTCTCCGAATTCTAACTTTACTCCGTAATACTTTCTCTCAGCGTTAAGGACAAGAGTTACTACCCCGTTCTTTCCTACAAAACCTGTATCAGCTCTCTTAACGAGATTCGCACTTCTAGGATAAAATAAAGCGTGTCCGTCCACAGCTACGGAATCTGTTCCCAATACTGCGTATTCCACCAGTTCTCTTTTGTTGTTCAACGTATTCCGAACATTACTCCAAGATACGTCACCTTGACTTATAATTGATACCGTAGGTTTATATCTTGTTTTAAATCCCAGTTTACCGTCCCTGTTTATAAACAAAATCGCCCGGTTAGCATTGGCGATAAGCTGTAATGCTTCTCTTACCTTAACCTTTGGTACAGGTGCGTACATTACCAAATCACGGTTTTTGAAATACGGATCTAAGATTAAATCGTCCTCAGTCATGCCGATGGTTCTCATAATTTTACCAAGCTTGACTATAACCCGTTGCTGTACATCACTGTCGGACTCGTCCTCGTAGATAGTATCCCATCTTCTGAACTTGTCCACAGCTTTGATTCTAGCAATATGTTCATCGGATTCCCATGCGCTACATTCAAGCGTTGCACCTTTCACCCACTCAATCTCAGAACCTAGGTTATAGCCATAGAATACTGTCAGTTCCTGTCCTATCTCTAGGAAATTTACAACCGAATTAGGATTGTCTACATCAAAGTACCTGTCTCGATTGTTGAGTGTTACCGCAAAATCAATCTGAGGGCACTCTGCCCCTATGGGGGACGAATGGGATTCCAGTGAGGAATCAATAATATGCGTATTCGTGTAGAGCAATCCGTAACCAATAAGGATTGAGCGAATCCTCACTCTACTGTTAGGCTTTACCATTTCCAACACAGTGATAATGATTTTCTTTACTTCTTTGAACACTTGTTCTGTTTTATAAACACTTCCTGTCACCGTGTCCTCGACCACCGTTCCTGTGTCAGTTTCAAGCTTGATTCTTTTGGGGTAGTTTTCCCCGAAATCAATCGTAAATCCTTTAAATGAAAATGGAGTCTCGCCTAGATTTACCTCTAGTCTAAAGACTCCATTTGATATCATATCTTTACTTGTAATTCCTGTGTAATTCGCAACTTGCCCTTCCCTTGGTGGAAATAGATAACTCCCGTCTACCGGGGTGAAATCTTCTTCCAGTGCTTCATACACAGTGGTTATTCCGTCCTCTTGTGAAAAGAGTTTGTATAGTTCTTTCTCAATCGTCAACGGGTGGTAGACTCCGTGGGATCCCAGCTTCGCGTTCGATTGTGCTTTCTGATTGATAACACCGAAAGAAATCATCATGTACCCAGTGTTTCTCAACTGGTCACGTATGCGTTTTTTGTATTCCCTAGATACAGTCTGCATATCATTCCCCCGTGTCAATCAGATTGAACTTACAATCTCTATAATACAACGGTTTGCCGTTTTTATCAACGTAATAAACCTGTCCGCTCCTGTCTCCAACGTACATTTTAAGCGTCTTTGTGCTACCGTCTACGGGATCTTGGAAAGAGACTGTGACAAAGAAATTATTAAGGATAGAAAGAATCTTTTGCCATGTCTCAGCCGATAACCACGGGAATACAATGTTGTTGATTTTGTACTGGTCACGACCGACTCTTTGCGCCACCACCTGTGCATTAGCATTTCTACCACTGTCCACTGTGGTGCTTGTGATAATCTCTACCCCCCTCTTACAAGGGGGGAGTTGATACCCATTAATTGTGATATATGCCATGGTTTACCTCTCTGTTACAAAACTATATCCGTTAGCGTTTCTCTGTTCGGTCACTACATCATGCACCGTTCTGTTACCAATCTGAACGATTGTTTCTTCTTTCTTGTTAGCCTGTCTCTTAACGTCCACAGCCATTTCTCGCATGGTAGGCTCTAAGTATTCCTTGTAAAACTCAGCCATACCTTCCTTGAATCCACCTACAGCGACTTCTGTTTGCTTGGTGACTGTCGGATTCTGTACTCCCATGAAAGACAAATCATCGTTCATTTTTACATTGCTAGTATCAACGGTGTAGGACACCGTAGGATCAGCTTTTCCCATTTCAGACGTTAAAACATCAATGGTCTTTAGCACGTCCGGGGTAGTGGTGCTGATACCAAGTGCCAGTCCCTCTGTTACGCTATAACCGATTCGCTTGAATACCCTAGAAGGTGAGTTCACCTCTAAGCCTTTCTTCGCTTTTCTAGTAACAAAAGTTGTTACAGTATCTACAGCGTCTCCTACAACTCTCTTAGCCTTTTCCAGTCCTGCTTTGAATCCCTCCATAACATCGTGTCCAATGCTCTCAAATGTAGATTTAAGACTTACACCGTTTGGATTTTTGAAATTATCCTTAACATAGTTTGCTAAAGATACCATCTTATCCTTAACAGTGCTCTTTACACTTTCAATCTTATCCTTGAATCCGTCCACAACGTCCTTTGCGTAACCGCCAAAGGTTTCCTTACTAGCACCGCCGTCTTTTACAAACCAATCTTTCACACCAGTCGCCCACGATAAAATACTGGACTTGCTGTCTGTGTGGTGCGTGGTGATTTTCTCTTTAAAACCAGTGATTACATTACTTGCGAATGTTCCGAAAGTGGTCGCATTGATACCCTCAGAGTCAGTGAACCAAGACTTGATACCCTGCACCCAAGTAGACACAGCCGACTGAGCATTAGTGTAACCTTCCTCGATTCCCTTCTTAAATCCTGTGATGGTATCAGTAGCAAAGGTCTTAAACTTATCAAGGTTGGCAATCTCTGCGAATTTGATACAAACTTTGGTAGCAAGTGCCTTGATAGCTTCTGTAGGATCTACAGATGAGTCAGAGATACCGAGAATAAGTCCCTCAGAGATATTGTTACCGTACCCCATGAACACCCTAGACGGGGAGTGAATACCACAGATTCTCTGGAATCCCTCCAACATGGTCTGCCAGATACTCTTGGTCTTACCACCGTTTAGATTTTCGTCAATTCCTTTCTGTAGTCCTTCTGCGATATTCTTACCGTTTTCGGTCATTCCGGTAGCTACCTTATCGACCTCTGTTTGCATATTCTGAACACTTTTAGTCAATCCGTCAGTAGCACTTGAACCGTTTAACATAACATCGGTGATTTTATCACCTACGGTGGTGATTGCAGTCTGAGATTCCTTGATTGCTTCGACCTGTGCTTTAGCGGATTCCACAGCCCTATCTCTCGCCACTGTAATTTCTTTCTCTTTGGCGAGGACTTCAAAATAGTGATTGCGGTCACTCTTGTTGATTGTGGATAACTCTTCCCTAACCTTTACAAGGTCTGCATTGTAGTCTTTCGCCTTTTTAATCTCATTGTTATAGTCCATCTGTGCTTGGTACTGAGCTTTTAATGCTTCTGTGTAAATCTCCTGCAAAGCCTTAGTCTCAGACTCCTGCTTATAGGCTTCAATCAGCTTTTCAACCTCTTCTCTCGTCTGTTTAACTCGATTAGTGGTTTCGTCAAACTCAATATTTACCTTGCCATTGGTAATCTCGTTAAGCTGTTCAGCTTTCCACTTCATTGTGGCAATTTCCTCAGAGGTAAGAACAGCTTTGTCATTAAGAGTCATGATATCATCAACTAACTGCTGTGCGATATTACCGTCCATTTGCACACTTGACAATTCGCTAAGTGATTTTTTCAGACTGTCAGTGGCGTCTGTGGCTGTTTTCATTCTGTCCTCAGACTCTTTAATACTCTGCTCCATAGCCTTAAAGTGGTCACTATTCTTATAGGACTCTTCCCCGGCTTTTCGCATTTCCTCATTCAATCCAGTAAATGCTAGAGCAAGTCCAGCAATCATAGCAACCGCTGTTACAGCCATAAAGATAGGATTGACTGCAAGAGCTGCCGTTAATGCCCACACCGCTGTAGTAACTGCTGTAACGCCAGCCACAATGAGTAAGGCTGTGTTTTCAAAGGTCATTCCGTTTTGACTCATGTCAAACAAAGCACTCTTCACTAACTGCAACGCCCCTAGGAATCCTGCGAGAGGTGCAATGATTGGGGAAATGTTGAACCCTGCAATGACAATGGGTAAACTCTTCATGGCTACAACCAGTCCTCCCACAAGGGCGATTAGTCCGGCACTACCTCCGAGAATGTTTATAGCATTTACCCCGTGTTCTCTCATATCTCGTAGTGAAATCCACAGGAGCGTAAATCCTGTAGCAACAGCAGTGAGTCCTGCCACCATAGGTGCTAGAGTGCTAGATAGAGGTTTTATTACTAGATATATTCCACCAATCATTCCTGCCATACCTGCTAACATTTTTACAAGGTTTTTCCAATTCATTCCGTTCATAATCGCGTCCACAGCACCACTCGCGTACAGGATAGCACCACCTAGGAATAATAACATTCCTCCTGCAATGCTCGCCCAGCTTGCTAGTCCTAGTGCTGGCAACAGGGATTTAACCCCCAGTAGTCCTGCAATGAAATCCAGTAGCTTTACCCCTGCAAATGCCATTCCTAGTGCACCAAGGACAGGTGCTAGTTTCTTTGCGGAGTTCTTGATATTATCGAGTGCCTTACTAACTTTTCCGTCAGTAAGTCCTTTTAAGAAATCATATTCGGGCAGCTTAAAATCGAACCCGTCTCCGAGTCCTAAGTCTCCACTACCTCCACCGCCAGCACCTCCACCGCCTTTTGGTGTGTCCTGCTGTGGGATAATGTTGAGTTCGTCAATTCCCAGTAGATTGTTCTTTAGCTTCTTAGCCTCATCGCTTGCACCCTTTAACTTTCCACCAGCTTTTCCTGCATTGTCAGCGAGTCCTCCCATAGCTTTCGCACCTTTGGTGACTCCGCTATAATCAACCTTTGGTAGCTTGAATCCGAAAAGACTGGCGATTGTGTCAGCCAATGCCCGAATTATTTTCATTGCAGCAATAGCATAAGGAAGAATAGCATTGAGCATAGGTATTAAAATATTACCTATCGCTCGCCCTGCCTGTGTAACGGTTGCCGAAAAGATTCTCATTTGGTTAGCCGGGGTATCGAGTGTTCTCGCCATGTCACCCTGTGCAACGGTAACCTGTTTAAGAATTGCAACATATCGTAGCTGTGCTTTCTCAGCCTGTGTCATTTCATTAAAGGTTTTATTGATACCCAGTGCTAACGCTTCTGCTTTTAATCTAGCCATGGACAAATCGTAACCGAGTTTTCTCAAAGGCTCTAGTTCACCGGAAATACCACTGGTCAACTTATCCATAGCTAACTCAACAGAGATATTTGCAAAAGACGACAGGTCGTACCCTAACTGAGTTAGGTTTCTACTCATGATAATCGCTCTATCGCTCGCAACTCCGAATCCCTCTGTTATAGTTTGGAATATACCCTGTGCCCTCAACCACTGAGCAGGATCAATGCCCATAACACGGGAAACTTTGTCGGCGTAATCTTTAGCACTCTTAGCGTATTCTCCCATGGACGCTGTAAAGAGGTTTAAGTCCTCAGTGTATTCCATGCTCTTATTGATAAACCCGTGTAATATGTCAGTCCCGGATTGAATCATGTGCAGGACTGCCCCTGCGTTTAGTAACTCTTTTACTACATCATGTCTCTTATACCCCGTTCTATTCCCGGTGCTTTTCTCCCTAACATTTAAGCTTGGGATTTTAGCCTTACTGTTTGTGTTTATGGTAGAAAAAGCCGTCCCGATCTGCTGTAACTTGTTGATATTCGTCTGAGATATTTTACCCAAAGACGCATTAAGCTTATCGAGCTGCCCTGCCATGTTGGACGGGAACTTGATATTTGAGGGAATACTGGAGAGAGCCTTACTTAACTCACTTAATGTTGCCACTTTGGTCATTTTAGGCATTTTCTTTACTGCGTCTGCAATCTTGTTAATAGCATTTACAGTCTTTGTCGCCTTAACATTACTCGTGGCTTTCTTTAATTTTTCAAGTGTGGAAACAAGCTGTTGAACACCGTCCACAGCCTGTTTAGAATCCACTTCAATTTTCACTTGTAAGGAATCAATTTCAGCCATTATTGTTTCTCCTTATTAAAATTAGCTACCATTGCCTTGAAATGCTCCAACTGCTCCCGTCTGATTCTCTCGTTCTTTCTTCTCTCCTGTTCGTCCTTGTCCTCTCGTGTGATAGGATAAGGTTCTTCGAGGTAAGGTTCTGTACGAGAACCCTCTTTCGCAAATGCATTAAAAATAGGGGCAACTCTAGTCAATGCGTCATAGAAATACATTCCTTGCAACCATGCGTTATAATTCTGTTGTTTCTGCTTTAATTGATGGGCTTTTCTGTAGGGAATCACTAGAGACGATTCTCCGTTCCAGTATTCTTCACTACTCATGCCTATAGACAAATAAAACGGAAAAGCTTCGTCAAACACTTTCGTGTAAGGTAAAAGGGGGACAGACTCGCCACCCCCCTCTTCTCCGTTTCTACTATCGGACAATGGACTGTCTAATCCACTGTCCACTTCACTTTTCCCTTTTGGTCGGAATCATCAACCATCGCCATGATTGGAGCATTGTACATTTCTGCAAGCTTTCCGATTAAATCTTCCTTGTTACCCAGCTTGTCAAAAATCTCGTCAATGGTTTCCTGCTTCACATATCTGTGGTGAGCCAAGAAAGCACCACTGAATAACATGGGGAGAGTGGTCATAGGCTTATCTCCAACCTCACCGATAACCAGTCCTCGTCTTTCCATTTCTCTTACGGTCTTTCTTGTGTATTCCAACACATACTCTTTTCCTTCATAGGTAAATTTTAAAGTCATTTCTCTCCCCTTTCTTAATTAAGCTTCCAGCTCGATAGGTGTGGACGGTGCGATAGTAGTTTTCATCTTTACTACCTCGTTTACGTTTGCACCATCTACATATACAGACAGCGTTCCCTTAAACTTGAACTTACCGTCAGATCCTGTAGGAACAAGGCTCGCTCCGTCTCCTGTACCGCCAAACCATACTGCCAATTCCAATTCCTTACCTTCCAATGCCTTTAAAGCCTTGTAGTCAGTAAGGGTATAGTTGTGCTCGAACTCCAAGCCACTCGCCCCTTGAATACCGTTGATATAGGTTTTCATGTTGTCACTCATGGTAGTGGTTTCCAGTAATTCTGGTGCACCACCGAGAGCCGGGAAAGTCTTAATGTCGATAAGCTTCTTGTAAGTGCCAGTACCACCTGCGGTGTCCTTCTTCATCAAAAACACTCTGTAAGTATTAATAGCCATTTTTACCTCCTAAAAATTGTTTTGTCTTTAGATACAACTGCTTGATACCTCGCTACCATTCTGTGCATATCACCAGAGTAGTTTGGTATAAAACTCATAGTTAATCTTGTAAAACCCTTAGATAACATATAGTCATCAGTGATTTTCATATAAAGCTTTGTCGTTTCCTTCACTCCCAAATCACTTAGATCCAATACGTTGAACACATTAATCTCATAGGTGAGTAGAGCGTGATTCTCAGCTTCTTCACTGGTAACCGTAGGTTGATAAGAAACATTGTCAATCAGTCTCACATGGATAACGGATTTTAAGTTCGTAAATTGTGGATTCACCGCAACCACCACGGGTGAAACGGTGCTAGAGATTCTTTGGTATTTGTTGTTTTTGATACTGGTCTGAATCCCAGTTATCAACTCGTTCTCAATGTCAATCATTCTGTAGCACCTCTTTTATAATCTTTGGTAGTTCCAGCTTTATAATCTCACAAGCTTTAAACACGGGCATGGTAGCCTTTGTTCCGTGTGTCCATTGAACTTTTCCGTCATTGTAGTAAGCCCATGTCTCTCTACCACCTCGTCCTTTACCATAAGAACCGATTGTAAATCCGAACTCATACCCTTTAGGGTGTGGAGACGAACCTACCGAACCGTTGAAATACACTCCTGCTCCGAACTCGATAAAGATAACGTCTTTTCCCGTTGCTAAAACCGTTGTGATTGTCCCATCGTCTGAGAATGTAACGTCTACGTCAGATACAGTATCGCCGTCCACAATGGCACTTGAAAACCCTTGTGCAATAAGACTTTGTAACCGCTTCGCAACGGCTTGTCTCATGGCAGGAGTATTATCGTAGTGTTTCTTTTTCAATCTTAACTTCTCGATATATGCGTCCAACGTCATGATGTAATGCCTTTCTTTAACAAGGATTTAATAGCAATTCTTATTACATTTTTCGTGAACGATACCCCTGTCACTTCCATTACACTCATGTGAGACACACCTCTCCAGCATACCGTTATCCTATCTCCGGGGGAGAAAAGCATTTCTGCTAATACAGGTCTGTCCCAAAGGTCTTTTATAGTGCCACGACCTAGTACAATCACATAATTATAATCTAGGTCTTTTGCAAAATATTCATCGTGTGCTACAGAATTTCTAGGTTCAACAGGTGCTCTGAATCTGTAATTGGAGTAAGAGGCTTCTACTTCGCCTGTGAAATTACCATCTTTGTCCTTCTTCCGGTTGAGACTGTAGTCAAGCTTGTGTTCGAGAGTTAATTCATAGGTGTTCCGTAAAAGCGACCTCATTTAATCACCCCTGCTCTAGGCACAATCTCTCTCAGATAGGATTCCGGGATTCCGCTAGAACCGTAGGTTCTTGAAATCCCTCCTTCTGTATGATTGCTTTCGCCCTCTGCACCGACTTTGTTTATCAGATAAATCGCAATCTGCATTTGCAGATACTCATATCTTTCGGGTATTTCAGTCTGTGTGCTATCGTAGGGGTAAAGCCTGTTCAGAATCGCCAGTTTCGCATTTTCTAAAAAGGGGTAGGCTTCACTTCTACTTATGCCACCGTCAAATATACCCGGGCTGAGTTTTTCAATCTCAGTCAGCATATTGTCTTTAGTCATTCCCATGCCTACCCCCTTCTATTTAAATTCCTGTTGCGGTCGGTAACTTCAATCCGGTAATCTTTACCGCCTGCGTCTTATTGGTAAGAGCAGCGATATAATACTTACGGGAGTAAATTGCATTCTCACGAGTATTAGGATCTCTCTTAGGCTCGACCTCTGTACCCTTCTTTACAAATACAGTGACGGCTCTAGGTGTAGCGATTACCACATCACCGTCCTTTGCGTCCTTCTTAACATAGAGGGGGACACCGCCGACAGTACCTACATAACCTGTTCTTGCGAAAGACTCAACATACTTCAGCTGGTCACCCAGTCCCTTTCTTACAATCGCCATAGTATTAGGGGAAACAAATCCGAAAAGACTAAGCTTTGCTGGATCGTTGTCCGTTCCATCAACATTCAGAGTAGCTACAGCGTCAATGAAATCATCGAAAACCTTTCCGCTACCTGCTACGGTCTGAGTCGTCCTGTTGAACTCCGCAAAAATGTCCTTGTTTACGGTGTTGAACATATCTGTAGCCATCTGCTGTAAGCCTACAGGTACAACGTTAGGATCTCTCATTGCCTGCTCGTCATAGTAAATGAACCTATTCTGAGCCAGTGCAATCTCGTATTCCTTCTTAGAAAAACCTACCTCGATAGACTTGGTGTTACCCTGCGTTACCGCAAGTTTCTCTGTTCCCTCAGTAGCAGTGTAGACGTTAATGATTCTCTTCATTCCTGCTGTTCCCTCTAAGGTGTTATCGGCTTGACAGAACGGGAACAGGTCTAAGTGAGACTTGAACAGATCCTCAACTTCGTTGCTTAGATAAAAATTATCATATACGGTATTTGCCATTATGTTTTCTCTCCTTCTTCATACAATGCCTTGTATTCGTCCGGGTGCTCCTGCGAATACTTGAATCTCTCCTGTGAACTCATGTTCCGTAAGGTTTCCAGCGTCATTCCCTTTGTACCCTGTCCACCTTCAGGCTTTCTTGTTTCCTTCAACAAATCGGCTTTAATCTTCTTCTCTACCGACTCTAGGTGCTTCTGCTGGCTCTCAAATACCTTGTCATAATCACCTTTCAGCATTGCTCTAGCCGTTTCCTCTGCAAGACTCTCTTCGTAGCCTTGGGACAGGAACTTAGTCTTATACTTGCTCAGAGTAGACTCCTCTAAAAGCTTATTGTACTTAGCTTCTAGGTCTGTGAACTTCTCCTCCTGCTCCAACTTGTTCTGTTCCTCTTCGGACAACTTCTCTCGCAACTGCTTCTTATAACCGGCTAATTCACTTGCAGTCTTGTCGAAAACCTCTTTCCTTACATAACCTTTGTGATTTTCTTCGGGTAAGTCTAGGTTTTCCAAGGCTTTAAGCTTTTCCTCAACCGATAATGCTTCGTAACCCTCGATAGTAGATACATCAATCTTTGCCATTTTCCATTCCTTCCTGTGTTTGTTCGGTTCTCTCCGATTCTTGTGTTTCAGTAGGCTTCTCTGCCGATTTTTGTTCCTCGTAATACTTCATACTTAGCGTGTAAGCTTCTTCGGGATCTATAAACAGTCCCGAACTTGAAAACGCCAGTAACGGGTGAATCTTCTCCTGCTGTAACATGGAGATTAAAACCTGTGACTTACTCTGAATGTTCTCGTAATTCCGTCTTGTGAATTTCAGAGAAATATCACTCAGCTTTAAATCCAACTCGCCCATCGTGTTGCATATTTTTAAAACAAGCTTCAACATTTGCTTCTCTGCTCGTTTAAAAATGTGTTCTGAATCCTTGGCTCTTGCTTCTGCAAGCGACCAGCCGTCTCTTAGCAGTACGGCACTTCCTGTATCACTGGTGGAAGTACCACCGTTTCTATTCGGCATACCACAGATGGTAAGCACAGTCTGATATAGGTTATCGGATAGTGTCTGCGTTTGGTCTTGGTTCAGTTCTGTGGTAACCATTCCAACATCAGCACTTGCTCCGTCTACCGACTTCACCTTAATCGCTCCCATTTTCAAGAAAGACTCATAGTCCTCTTTGGAAATATCGCAATTTATGAACTTGATAAACGCCTGTACAATCTGTTCCACACCGTCAAGCCTGTTACTCTCCACCTTGTTGATAGCGTCCAGTAGTGGTAGCACAATCTCAAATGAACCAAGTCTCGCATTGTTAGCCGGGTATTCAAATATCGGAATCATACCCATGGTGTGAGGACTTTCCTCTGCTATACTCATTTCTACAACATGGAAATACTTGTCCTCCGTGTAGATTGAGTAGTGAATAACATTATTCTCGTCTTGACTTACCATCACACCCATCAACGGCTTATTTCCGATACCGCTGTGATACACTACAAACGCGTCTCTAGGATCTAGCGTGTACATTTCAAAAGGTGCTTCGTCTACTTCGCCCTTCTCGTCCGGCAAAACCAGTCTGTAGGCAGTACCACAAATATTTCCCCATTCCACTATTTCCTCGTCTTGGCTCGCCTTATCCTCAGAGAACATATACTCATTGAGAGTATTAATGTTCTTAGTGACGCTATCTTCACCATTCCTGTTTATGTATTGGATAGGCTCTCCACAGAGATACCCTGTCTTAAACGCTACAATCTCATTTGCCCGGTTTACTACAATGTTGTTGCAAATATCGGGACGAACCTCTTTTGTCCTAGAGAGGATAGGCTGGTCACCCTTGTAGTATTTGTACAGATATTCAATTTCCGCTTTGTTGGAAGTGTGAACCATCTTAGCTTCCGTAAGTACCGTTAAGAGATTATCTCTCGTAATGGACTTCGCATTAGACGTAATAATTTTTCTTCCGCTGAACGCCAATTCCCCTCCTTTCTGCAAAATAAAAAGAGGAAATCATGCTTTCCTGCTTAAAAGCACAATTTCCTCTCATTCGGTTTAAACATTATGGGATTTTCGGTCGACTTTTATTATAGCATAATTTTTAATTTTGAACAAGTGTTCTTTTCTTACCAAGGACGCTGAAAAACCTCGACTTTTCCCTGTCTAAAACTGTCTATGAAATCTACAGCCATGGACACAGCGTCGGGGATATCATCGTTTTTGTTCTTCCCAGCCATTGTGTAGGAACATAAGAACTCCATTGCCTTCTTGTAGTCCTTATTCCCCTCATAAGCTTTCTCAGTCTTAAACAAGAAGTTGTCCTTAACATACCCGGACGCAATAATAATTCGAGTCTCTTTGTTGGCTGTGGAGAACTTTGTCGTAATCTTAGTGATTCCACCTTTCTCTTTCACCCGTTCTTGAATGTTCTGTGCAATCCTACCCCCGGCTGAGTTAGACTCAAACCTTGCAAACTGCACATGGTGTCTCAGTAGCTTCTCAACAATCCTAGATTCTACCACATCGGGATTACTGTTATCACAGATAAAATCCTCTACAAAAAACCTTTGCCCGTACTGATAGATAATCGGCATAGCACAGTAATCCGTGCCTCTGTCTTTCGTATCACATACAGCTATAATTGCGTCCGGCTCTTCTATAGGCAAGTCAAAGTACCTCTGCAACTCATTTTCAGCATAAAGCAATCCCTCACGCTCGATAGGTTCATTCATGTAGAGTGCCCTCCAAGACACATCGTCCATAATCTCCCTCTGCTCGTGGTAAAACTTAGTTGTGAATCCCACTCCGAACTTATAGTCAAAATTAGACTCCTCATTCTCGTCTAGGGCACTTAGGGATATAAACTCAGCCCTGTCAGAATCCCCGTATTCCCTCTGCAAGCGTCCTATAACATCGTGCACACTCCACCTAGTAGCTATGTGCAGTTCCTTACACTTATCTCCAATCTTTCTCTGTCTTAAGTCAGTAGTGTAGGTTTCCCACAGCTTGTCCAGTCTTTCCTTGGATAACGCCACTTCCAGTCCGCTTACCAAGTCGTCACAGTACAGTAGCGTAGACGCTCTGTAGAGTCCAGCATTACCAGTACCAATAGAGGTAAATTCCAGCGTCTCAAATCTCTGTCTCTTGTCAATATCAATTCTGCAATCCTTAGCATTAGTCCCGGATATGACAAGCTGTGGAAAAATCTCAGTCCACCTGTACTCCCCTGTTTTCTCAAACATTCTCAGACACTCGTCATAGACACCCCGTATAAATGAGTTACTGTGAGAACCTGTCAGCATAGGCTCGTTAGGTTCTCTTCCTGCAAGCCATGTTAAGAAAAAGATAGCAAGTGTAGTCTTACCAGCACCGGGTGGCATGGATATGCAAAGTAAATCCAGTTCGTCATCTGCAAGCTTCTGTAGGGACTTTACAACAGGTCTTAGAGTCTTTTCTCTTGGATAGTAGAACTGCTTATTAAGTGGTCTGTCCCATTCCATTGCATAGATATAGCTTTCAAAATCAAAAGGTGCAAGAGTTGTGAGGAGTGCCTTGTGTAAGCTAAAAAGCTTTACCATTTCCTCTTTGTCCTCTGTCTCTTGCAGCCTCTCTTTAATCTTCTCATTGAGTTTTCGCATATAGTCCACAGCTACAGCCTGTTCCTCAGACAGAATGGATCTACAGGTGTCGTAGAGATCTTTGTAACTCTGATAGTCTGATAGGTTTTTATAGATAATCTCAACCAGTTCCATAATTTCTCCTTGTAAATAAAAAAAAAAAGCACCGTCCTAAGACAGTGCTATTAATAGCCTATTGCTAATGTTATTCATGGACAACCCTTTTGTGCTGTATATGAATAATACTAGCCTTTTTATTTTTGGGGGATATTTAAGCCACTCACCCGCCCTGTCTTGCCGGGATTCTTTCCCCCGTAGGGGGTACACCTGCAAGACAGAACGGAATTTACTTATAATCGTCAGCCAATCCGAACAATAACCGGAAAAATGCCCTAACAATCGCATATACTAACCACATATCTCTTAGTCTCCTCTCTGCTTTTCTTAAATTATACTAAACCTCACCCACCTATGCAACCGTGAATCTATAGCAAGTGCTTTCCTTTGTGTAAGCCTTATATAGCTCCTCATGGTCGGCTTTAAAGCTACCGGAATCAAAACGGCTAGACTTTATGAGCTTATAACTAGCCTTACTACTACCCTCTGAATAGGTGTCCTTGTCACCCATAAGAGCCAATATCTCCTCTTTCAATCTGTCACAATCCTGCCCCAACTGCTCCATCAATCTTTTATTCTCCCTGTACTCATTGCATAATTGTTCAAAACGTCCCATCTTTACACCTCCACAATATAGCGTCCTGTCTCACTATCCCGTGAGAAAGTAACCCACTTTTCCAACTCATCCAAGAATTCAGTATAGTAATCGTCAGCCAATCCGCTGTCGTAATTCTCGAATTGCTGCATGGTCTTTCCCCTACTTTCAAGCCATTTAACAAGGGGTAAAATTGACGCAAAATCGAAATACAAATCACGCAAACTATAGGTCTTTTTCATGTTTAAACCTCCATTTTGTAAAAGCTAGCATATTTTCCCATTTCGTGATAACAATTATAAAATTCTATAGCATTGACTAACTCGTCAAAACCTTCCTTTTCCCACCTGTCAACCTCTGTAATAAATTCACCGTGCCAAGGTGTAAAAGGTTCTAACTTACAAGGACAAATACAAATACTTTCCCCTCTGTCGTAAAGCTTTCTAGCCTGTGGTTTACTAATCCTCACCCAATTTTTACCTGTGCTGTCTCTGAATTCGTATCTAATCATTTTGTCCCCCTTTTTACCACATAAAGAATTTTTCATACTTTGCCAAAATCGCCTCTTTTACACCGTCCGGGAAAACCTCGACACGATAACGGAAATGTTCGTCAACCCGTTCCCGTTCACAATCCACCAAATAAACGGCGTTCTTGCCATATTCAAGTGTGAATTGTGTAGATTCCATCTTGTATTTATACGCCCGTGGCACGGACTGGGAATTAAGGTCTACATGGATTTTTAAACCGTCCATCCGACACTTAGGAATATTAAATTTTCTGTCAATATCTTTAAGTGCATTTTCCAAATCCCCAAAGTATGCCAGTCTTTCCCGTGCCTTGCCGTTCGCCTGTGCAAGTGCATTTTCCAGCTTTTCCTTGTTGTTCTCTGTAATTTTAATTTTCATATTTCCCCCTTAAAATGTGCTCAAAATAATGTTCTTGTTCCAAGGAAAAATCCATTGTGTTTGCGTTTCTTGCAATTCCTCGACTAGCTTTTCTATGTACTCCTCGTCCGTGAGTGTGTCGTCCTTGAGAGTGTCCTTGTAATCCTCTCTTAGGTCGGCATAGGTGCTTTTGCACCCTACCCCGTATTCTTTCCAGTCCTTGCACACTTGCACGGGGTCAAAATCGTAACTTTCCCCGTCTTCCTCGTCGATTGACTCGTCGAACCATCCGAGCAAGCCAGCTAGTCCCGACTCTGTGAAATGGTTCTGCAGCCCTGCTTTTTCCAGTAATTCCCAAGCTCCCCATGTCTCCATTACTTAGTCACCTCCTCAATAAATTCCTTTAATAACTTTCCTATCTCCCCCTTTGCTTTTTCCCAGTCCAAATCTTGTCTAATCTGTCTAGCCTTTTTATTGAACTTTTCCACAGTTCTATAATCTGGATGTATATTCCCAAATGGTCTATATCCTGTCACGATTGCCACACCCTTGCCCATGTCGTAGATATTGGCGTTCCACCCATAACCACCGCATGTATAGGCTACGGGATTTTCAAATTGCAGCAAATCCCATAAATCTACATAACCGATTTCAATAACCTTGCAAAAACCGTTCATTATTTCCTTCTTAGTTGTTCTGAATTTCATATCTTCCTACCTTCCTTGCCCTTGCCGGGCGACTTGTTTTCTTGTTTCTGACTACATGATAGCATGCATATAACTACATGTCAACATGCATTTTATTTTAATTATTAACAACCTTTTACATGAATACATGCATTATTTTGTGCAATTATTACATGTTTACATGCATTAGATTTACATGCTATCATATAAGAGAAAAAGGGGGTGTTATCATGTATCAAGGATTTACAGACGCAAAAAAGAAAGCTAACTCAAAGTATTTAAAAAATACCGTGGAAACGATTGCATTTCGTGTCCCAAAGGGTGAAAAAGAAAAGATTAAAGACATAGCGGAAAAAGCCGGGCTTTCTTTAAATTCCTTTATAAATAATGCTGTCAAAGAAAAGATAGACCGTTTTACATCGTCTGAGTAATTAGACAAGATACTAACTTAAGATCCATCGGAAAAAGAAAAGGCTAGGGGCATACCCTAGCTTTTTTTGTTGTTTGTACATGTACGCATATCCCTGCTTTTCTTGTCATGTACATGTGCTCATATACAGCCTATACATGTATACAGTCATGCATATACATGTATACATTCATGCATTTTTATGCAAAATTTCCCACCCAAAACTGGATCGCCCCGATCTGCCAAAAATTTTTCCATGGCGGAACACAAAGTCGAAAGTCGAAAGTCGTTCTTAAAATCTTAAAAAGTCGTAAAATGTTTATATTATTAATAAAAAGGGTGATAAAGGTGAGTGAAAATAGCTTTTTGCGTATAAGTCCTCTATAAGGAGTGTCTATATATAAAAGTTATACGCAAAACCCTTAAAACTATCACCTTTATCACCCACCCACTTTTCAAGTGATTCTATTTGTTTAACATGAAACGAGACTGCATGGCTTTAAAATGCACGGAAATGCCCTTTAAATCGATTCTAGCTTTTTAGGGCATAAATATTAGTCTAAACAGGTAGAGGGGCATTAGCGTTCAAAATAAGTGAGTTCTCGAGCGTCCTACGATTGACGGTTAGACTCAGACTGCAAAAATAAGCTGGAAAGTCGAAAGTCGTAAGACAAAAAGTCGAACATGGAAAGTCGTAAGGCACAAAGTCGAAAGTCGTTTGAGATTTAAGGGCAAAAAGTCGTATGCCTCTAAAATGCACGGAAATGCCCCTAGAATCGATTTTAGAATTTTAGACGAACAATTCCTGCCTAAAGGTGCTAACGTGCCTAGATTTGGCTAAAAACGATGTTCTCGTGCGTCCTAGAGTTATACAGAAAGTCGTAAACGCAAAAACAGGAGGATTTCTCCCCCTGTTTTGTTTAATTGTCTGATTTGTCAGATAGATAACGCTGCTTGATTTCCTCCGTGTTAATTTCGTCCTGCCCGGTGTTAGGTGTGACGATATGTTCCGTCTGATCCTTGTAGGCAAAATTGTTCTTTCCGAGGAAGATTCCAGCTACCGGATTAATCTTTCCGTTTTGCATGTAAGTTTCCCACGAATTTTCAAGCGAAAAGTAAGCTTTTTTGATTAGGTCGGATACATCACGGGGCAAGGATTCCATAGTTCCCTTACCGCTAATAGGTGCGTCATGGACTACCGACCATAGCCATTGCCTGTGGTGTCCATTAAGTGCAATAGCCATTCCTACAACCGTTGGTTTAACATCAAACCTAGCATACAGGTCAAAATACTCAGCCAATCTAGCCTTTACCTGCTCAGCGTCATTCAAGTCTATGTTCTCCATGAACAACAGCTCTTGATTGATTGTCATGAACTTCCTGTTGTCCCCTTCCTCCAACATCAACCCATTATCACCTATCAAGGGTGAGTTCCTACCACCGCTGTTTTTGACGTGTTTAGGCATTTGTTTTAACGCACTTGGGGAAATGTTATCTCTCACACGCCCTATCGGCTTATCCTTTCTCTTTAACGCCATCTTCTCTTCTCCTCTCTGAAAATCACAACCATACTCGGAAATGGTGCAGGGCTTGTCCCGTCCCCGAACTTAAGCCGTCCTTTGACGAATCTAATCTCTGCTTTCCCGTATATGTAGTCGTGAAAGTATCTCGTATCTGTTCTTGCAGGTATCAGCATTACTACTAGCGTCTCTCTCTCTCTCTCTTGACTGCTCGTAGGCATACTTAACCCAGTTACCAATGTCTCTCCCGTAAGGTGGATTGCAAAACACCCGGTGTCCTGCCCAGTCCTTACTCAACCCGTTCTCTTCTTTCGTGTAGTACAAATCACACTTATGATTTTCTGCTGTAGCACAAGGATCTAGTGTGAAATGGAACTCGCTGTCCAGCTTGTCAAAGAAGTCTCTAGGTGTCGCCCACTCATTTGTTTTGGACGATAAACAAGCACTAATGTTCATTGTACCTCTCTTATGTGGGTGATAAAGGTGAGTGAAAATCGACTTTTGCGTATAACTTCTCCTATATATCACTCCTTATAGAGGACTTTTACACAAATACCTCTAAACTATCACCTTTATCACCCAATAACTTAATTTCTTAAATAATCGACCTTAATTTAATTCCCCAATAGAACGGAAACCCATGTAAGACGGCTCGTCTCTCATACAAGTCAGAGTGCCTATCCATTTCGGCATTAAACTTTCTAGCCGACAGTACAAACTCCCCGTTGGATTTCGCCCATACCTTAAAAGCTTGATACAGGTCTTTTGCCTTAATCTTCTCTCCCTCTGCTCTCTCACAGCGTTCGTTAAAGAACTGCAAAACCATATCATTACTTTCCCTGTACTGGACAACTACACTCCTAAGACTGTCGCTCATTTTTAATCCGTTTGCCTTGTACTTGATATACCCTCTCACAAGCCACATGAATATCCCTCTCATGTTCTCCTGCTTACAGAGTTCTCTTTTTAAGTGCACGTCCTGCTCTTCCGGCTTAAAGTGTTTGTTGAACTCAATCACCTTGATTCTCTCAGACGCAAACAGGGATTGATCCGTGACAGATGGCAGGTCATTACAGGAAAGCCATAGGGTGAATTGTGGCTTGTAGGTAGTAGCTGTCTGATACAACGCTCTAGCCGTTATGTCCTCACCACCTGTAAGCTGTTTTATCTTTTCCTCGTCCAGCTTTCCGTACTCGTTACTCTCTGCCATAGTGACAAACCTTTTACCCTTTAAGGACGCAAGGGTAGGGGACGCCGATTCGGGATTGTGCTGTCTGTCGCCCTTGCAGATAAGTCCTACAGGAGCAACACGGGCATAGTCCCCAAGCATTGTCTCGATTGTGTTTAGGAGCGTTGATTTACCGTTTCTAGTGGTTTTACCATGTAAGATAAACATACACTCCTCATTACTCATTCCCAGCAGGGAATAGCCTAGAGAACGCTGCAAAAAGTCTGCTTTGTCCTTATCTCCAAGCGTTACCTCGTCTATAAACTTCTCCCACCTTTTACAGGAAACATCCCTGTCTACTGTGTGGGAAAAGTTTGTCTGCATTGTCAGAAAGTCCTTTGGATTGTGCTCACAAAAGGTGAAATTCCGTAAGTTGTAAGTGCCGTTCTTACAGTTGATAAGATACGGATTTGCGTCAAACTCTTCTGCATAAATATGCAATTCTCCTGTTGCGTCTTTGAGGATTCTGTCTCGCATACGCCTATCGCCCATCTTGTCGATGAACTTAGTATAGGCTTTACGCTTATCATCGTCCTCTATCTCTCCACAGTAGATAAGCATGAGTCTCGTAAAGTCTTTCAGCTTCTCAGATACGAGAATTGCTCCCTCGTCTTTTCTCCATGCACCGTCAAAGTAGGTATACCAGCTTTTGTGTTCTGCACAGTACCGAGCCTCGTCCTTGTACAATTCTCCAAACAAACCTGCCATGCCAATTTCCGACCACTCATACCCAGAATCCTCTTCTCCTACTTTCTCCGGGTGGAGGGATTTTATCTTGTACATTTTGTCCGAGAAGTATTCGTCCGTTATGACTCGTCCGTTTTTTGTTTCAAAAAATTCCTGCATATCTGCACCTCTTATGAGTGATATAATCCCCGGTTAATCGCCACCTCTTTCTCAAATTTGTTAATGAGAACCCACACCTTTGTGTGAGGGATTCTGTAACGGTCTGAGACTGAATATACTGCCGTGTCTGTCAGTCCGTCCCGGTAAGCGTCCTCTAGGATCTGTCGTTCCTGTGTGTCTAACTGAGATAAGGTCTTGTCTACCGACTCCCAGTTATACTGGCTTACGGGATTGTCAAATGCAGGACGCTCCCTGTTAGCCACATAATACCTTACGCAATGTCTCACATAAGGCACATAATACTTAGGTGCTTTCTGTCTCACCATTCGCTTTTACCTTTCCTTTCACAAACCAAATATCTCCCTGTTCGTCTACGATTTTTATGTCAAAACCGTCTGTGCTCTCTGTCTCCTCACAGCTTCTAGCAGTCTCAACCAAGAGTTTTACACCTTGGACGGGATAATTTACCATCACAATATCCGCTCCAGTTACTCTCATTACCTCTACAAGTTCTCCTTTGGAATCCAGTTCCAGTTCTTCAAATTTAAGCATTTTTACCTCCTGTACTTAACAATACTGTTACATATAGTTTGAATCTCCCGGTTATCGAGAGGGGGTTCACAAGCTTCTTTGTTTACCCTCTGTAACTCATTGTAGATTGCTTTCTTAGAATACCCAAGTGTATGCAGCGTTCCGGCTACAGACAGGAGAGAAATGTTTCTACAGCCTTTCTTGATAGGCTCGTAGACAGGTCTTAACTTAACTCTCCCGTTATTCACAGGCTCTACCCACTTTGGGGTATAGATTTTCTCGTTATACCTAGATTTCCCGGTGCGTTCCTGTTCGGGGAAATACTTGGAAACGATATAATCTATAGCTTCTTGGTTCTCCACAATGTCCTTATACAGAGTCGTGTCCCCGGTCATGATGAAATACCTTGCTTCTTGGTAAATCTCCAATCCTGCTAGGTTATTTCTGCCCTTGAATGGTAGCTTGCCTTTCACTAGGATATGGAATCCCCTGCCACTTCTTGACTTCTCTGTATAACTCTTACAAGTCTTGATAATGTCTACAGCAACAGGAGAAGGAAAACCGTCCTCGTCATATCCTGTGTCGATATCTATGCCGACTAAGCCGTTACTGGCAAACACAAAGCCGAGATTGTCTACATACCCTTGCTCGATACAACTGAGAGCCGTGTCGTAATCCGACCATGTTTCAGCCTTTACAGAGGACGCTCCAAAACCTGTATTTGCGTCCAGTGGTGCTTTACTATCAGACTTAACCACCACCCATTGATTCAATTCTTTTAATTCGTTAGGTATGTTCTCGAACACGGTTTTACCTCTCTTTAAATGTCGCCAGTCTCCCGGTGTGTGCTTCTCTCCTCTGAGAATCCGTTAGGGTAACGCTCTCTTAGCTTTTCTACATTCATTTGCAGGACTGTTTCTAGGTCATATCCTAAAGTCCATGCTGTAACAGCTAAGTACCATGCTACATCACCCAATTCCTTTAGCAAGTGCATTTCGTCTAGGTCGTGTCCTTGGAACAAATGCTTCTTCACAAGGTCTGCACACTCCCCGGCTTCTCCGTTCATTCCCAGCACCCCATTTGTGATTTGCTCGATACGGTTAAACTTGTCTAACCTAGCCGTTCTGAGTGCTTCTTGCTGATATTCGTTAATGGAAAGTTTATTATTTTCTATCTTTTGCATAAATTTTAACCTACTTTCTTACAAGAAAATCTTGCATTATATCCAAATGCGATAAAGTAACCCTCTCCCGGTATAGACAATACACCTTCTGCTTCTTTTAATGATTTTTTAAGAAAAGCTGACTGGAAAATCTTGTTTACTTCCTCTATATGAGGGGAAGTGGTGTCCGCGAATGAGTGGCTAAACTGTGCTTGATATACAGAAATAAGATAGGAAAAAAGTTCATCGTCTTTGTAATAACAGCACCATCTTAGACTTAACGCGTCTACTATTTGGAACAAGGAATTAAGTAGATTTGATTCTAACCGAACGTCAAATTCTGTGAAATTTTCCAGTAATTTTTCCCGGTAATTGTACTTTACAAAGTCTGTAAAGTCCTTAATTTCCTCTCCATCATCAAAAAGCTGTATTGTATTTATAAGATTTTCACCCTTATAAATCGTGAGTTCGTACCTGTATTTGTCCATGCTTTCCTTTCTATACATCAAATGCTACCTCGCCTTTCTCTATAAAGGCTTGCACAATCCTCTTAGCAGTCTCTTTCCCCACCCCGTCAATACTGAGTAGAAATTCCTCTAGGGTGTTTTCGTCATACTCTAGGATCTGTGGCATAGAGTCCTGTCCATCTTGAAATCCGCTCACATAAACCGAAGTCGCCCACTGGTTCATTTGATTGTATGTATACCGTTTCATGGTCTGATAATTCCCAAAGTTCAATGGTTTTATCATAACCACACCTCCATTCTTTACTTTAGTAACTCTTTAAAAATCGCTTCTAGTACATTTACACAAATGCTGTTTCCGGCTTGCTTATAAAGTTGTGTGTCACTACAAACCGACTGTGCTTTCTCAAAATCACTGTCACTGAACCCCATGAGTCGCCAACATTCTCTAGGAGAGAGTCGTCTTATTCCTCCGTCAGATTCGATGATGAAATTCGTTTCAACCCGGCTCCCCTCTTTCGTGACGATGGTTTTAGAAACTGTGCAATCTAAACGGGGTATAGGTGTGAATTTCAGTCCCAGCTTGTGATCGTGATTTTCTTCATGGTTCATACAGTATTTTAGGAATGTGTCTGTCAGAAAATACTTCTCACTAGGACTCTCTTCCAGCAGGTCTTTGAACTGGACTCTGAGAGGGGTAGGCTTTGGGAATTGGAATCCCCAGTAAAGGTCTTTTCTGATTGATACCGCAAAGACTCTCTCTCTCTTTTCTGAGGAATTCCGTAATCGGACGCTGTGAGTTTTTCCCACTTTGTCTCATATCCTAAGTCAGATAGGTATTCTACCCATTTTTCAAAATCCCCTTTAAACCTTTCGCTTAGAAGGTTCTTCACATTCTCGAGAATCAAGTATTTCGGTAGAGTTCTCTCTTCTTTGGCTACTTCTAGGAGTCGTTCTACCTCGTGTAGTAAACCACTCCTAGTTTTGCCTTTCACTATCCCCTGCTTCTTCCCGGCTAAAGATATATCTTGACAAGGAAAACCGTAAGTCCACAGATCCGCATAGTCCAGCCGTTCCACCTTGGATATATCCCCATAGTTCCTAGTCTCCCCGTATATGGCTTGATAAGACTTGATAGCAAATTTATCAACCTCGCTTATTCCTACAATCTCGTGAGGAATGTCTAGGTTTATCAGAGCCTTTCTAAACGCTCCGATTCCTGCAAATAACTCGTTTACCGTTAGTTTTTCCATATAAAAGGGGACTAGCTAGATTATTCCGGAAACCCACCCCCTTTCTTTATTCTGTTATTTCCCTGTTGCCCAGCCTCTGTTATTCAACCATTCATACGCTTCTTGTGGTGGCAAAGGTTTAGTAAGTTCTAGGTACTTGTTCAGATACCAAACAGCCTTTGCAATATCCTCTCTACCGTTCTTGTTCTTGTGCCGATACAGGTACTTCATGGCATTGCAGACACAAAAGGCTTTTACATCATCTACACCTTGTGTGTCTATCATAATGTCGATAGACTCAGCTTTACCCGTTGTGTAATGGCTAGGGTGATTTACATTATCTTTCTCAATCATCTAATTCACTCCAATCTAATTTTTGCCCACAGTTGGAGCAATAACCAAATCTACCCAAGTCGTCCACTTCTTCTCTACAAGTGGGGCACTCACATGTTTTCCAACCGTCTTCATCAGAAACAATCACAATTTTCCGTGGTGTCCTGTATTTGAGTTCTTTCCGTTTTTCCTCTGTCATTTTTGTAAGTTCATCCGCTTCTTTCTCCGCTATCTCAATAGCCTTTTCCTCTATCATTTCCGAAAACTCTTCCAGTTTTTCCTCTACTTCATAGATTGAGTCCGCTATTTCCGGCAGAATGTCCTTTAAATCAGGAATTGCGTTTTCTCTGAAAAACTCCATCAACAAATAGCAATTTATTAGTTGTCCTGTCTCTTTTTTCAACTTCATATTTACCCCCTTATCGCCTGTACATTATTTCCGTTCCATCTTTCGACCGCACCCATATTTTTACAGGAAACTTACCAGTCCCTTCATTCATTCCACGATAATCACGAGTCGTAATTTCCAAGTCTTTCGCATGGTACTTTTCACATTCCTTAGCCTTTAATTTCTCCGCATATTTTGTTCCGCACACATCGCATTGATACAGTTTTATTTCTTTCATTGTTCACACCTCAATTCCTGTAACTTCCTTGAAAATATCCTTGTCAAAGTTCGGTAAACTCATAACGCTTTCTTTATCACGATCGCTAAGATTATCCCACCACGCCTGTTTATCTCTGTCTGTCACATAGATTGTTTTCAGATAACCGCCTGTACACTCCCATGTAGGATTTTCTTCTTTTTCGGAATCAATCATTTCTTCACTATCAATCCAAATAGTTCTTGCGTGCGGACAATCAGTCATTACATACCAAGCCTTTGAATTTAACCAGTCTTGATAAGTCCAGTCGCTTGGCTTATTAAAAAGCCTTATATTCTCCGTTTCCGTGTTAAAACAACCGGTGGAACGTTCTGTACTGTTCCAGTCGCCTGTGTTCCAGTCGCCTGTGTTCCAGTCGCCTGTGTTCCAGTCGCCTGTGTTCCTGTTACCTGTGTTATCTTTACCAGTATTTACAAGGTCTAACACCTCGTGCCAAGACAGCTCTCTCACGATTCTGATTTTGTTGGTGCAGTATTTTTCTTCATTTCCGTCATCGTCAATCTCACCCGTTGCTTCAATTTCTGCCACCTTGTTGTTAGAATCAAAATCATAGTAGTTAAAGCAATCAATCAATCTTCCGCAAAAGTGGAATCCCCTGTTACAACAAGATGGCTCGTCCTCCATTTCATAAGTTCCACCGACTGCATACTGGAATCCTCTGCAAGTCCAGTCGTTTCTAAAAACCTTATATCCCTTCATATTTAATCCTTTCTCTCATTATTTGAGATAATCTATTTCATCATTTAAAACCTTAACCAAATCACAAACTATCTGAACCCTCTTGTTTAAACGGAATCTGTCTCTATCTTCTTTTGCTGATTCTCGTCTTACGGACAATTCAATAAGATATTGAGATAGCAATTTTGACAGCTTATTCCTGTCAAACTTTTTGTAATGTACGCTGTCTACATACAATTCAAATTCGTTCATCGTAGAACCTCCAACACAATCTCTGCCCACAGGAGGGGCAGATGGAGAAAAGGACAGAGCCTTTTCTAGCCATCACCTTGTAGCAACTGGGGCAACGGTAAACATCAATGAATTTCATTTTAGGTGTCCACCACAGCTTGCTCTCTAATACCCTAATTGCTTTATCACTCCTATCCATGGTCACTTAGTCCAGTGCACTGTCCAGGTCTACTTTTACAGACTTTCCCATGTTCAAGGCTTTTGCTGTAGGCTCTTCCTCAAATCCATCAGCCGGAGACTTTTCTACAATGTTTGCAAATGTCACCGTCTTGGTAGGATCATCGTTCTTTGGGAGAACTGTGTGCTCAATCACACCCTTAATGTAGTGGTCAATGAGTTCTTCTTGGTCAATTTCTTCCCGGTCAAAATCATTAAGTGCCGTCTTAGCAAAATAGGAAAAAGCGTTCAGAGTCTTTTCATTAAAATTCCCGTCTTGAGACTTTAACGAGAATCTCTCGTTGTGCAGCAATCCTTTGGCTGTAACCATCTTTACAACCATTTTTCCGAACTCTTCATTGTAGGTCACATCATAAATTCGGAAAATGTGCTCCCCCTCTGGAATCAATGTAAAACCATTAGTCATTGGGATTCTTGCCATTTTTACTTACCTCCTGTAATTGTCATTCGATATGTTTCTGATACCTTGCTGTACTTATCCAGCAAACCGTCCTGTTCCAAGGCTGTTTTATCAATGTCTGTTTTCTCAGAGCGTGATAGCGTCCAAACATAGTTTGTCCCAGCCACTTCTACTTTCCTATCACCCTCTCGAAATTGCCCCATGGCGTGTTTCTTGATAACCTCGTTAATCTCTTTGAGACGCTTCTCTTTAGCACCGATTGATTCCGATACTTCGTCAAGTTCAGCCTTTAAACTTTCAGCTTCTTTCACCAACTCCACTATGTCTGTAGTGGGCGATAGAGAGTTGGTTCGTAAAGCTTTTAGAATCTCAGCGTCCTTTTTCTCGTCATACTCTGGGGAAACCCCTGTCTCTACATGGTCTTGCCACCACTTCTCCACACGCTCCACCATTTCCTTGAAGTTGGGGTATCTCTCGGACACCTTGAAAGGAACAGTGATAGTATTGTTAATGGACGGCTGATACTCACTGGGATTCTCGTAGTCCTTTTCCTCTAGGAAAGACGCAACCATAATTACATCATCTACTCCGAGTAAGTAAGCGTAGAGTGCAGCTTGGAGGGCGTAATATTCTGGAATGTCGTCTCCCCAGTCCTCTACTCGCTTAGTGGTTTTCATTTCCAGCACAGCTTCAATATTGCCGTTCTCGTCTTTTAACAGGTAATCCCACATTCCCGAAAGAACAGGCTGGTCGGGGAAAAAGTCACCCCATGTTTTTCTAAAGTAGTTCTCCCCGTACATATCTGTAGGTGAGATCAAGTCCATTCCGTATGAATTTTCAACATACTTAGCCTGTTTCGGTTCTATCGTTTTTCCTGCAACTGTGTAAATCGTGTCCTCGAAAGGCTTTTCATACAGTTTTGTCACGGCACACCATATTTCAAATTCCGTGCTCCATGGATTTAACCCCATCACCGTGGCAAACCTCGTACCAGTGATTTTCTTAGTCTTTTTAGGAGGTTCTATTTGAATCTTGTTCCCCTCCAACCACTTAATGTCTTTCATTCACCTATCCCTCCAACATTTTAGTAACGGTCTGAATGAGTTCCTCACACCGAGCCTTTGTCACCTCAGTAAAGGTGTTAGTCTCCAGTACAATCTCAGTGATAAACTCCTCCTTGTCCGGCTGTGCTTCTTTCAACTTCTTCAATACACCTTTCAACCCCTTAATCTGTAAATCTGTTGCCCCCTCAGATGGTGCTGTTACCGCACTCTTTGTCTCTTGTCTCTGCACAGGTGTGGCAGGTGCTTTCTTTTCGGGTGCAGGAGTGTTATTTGCACCGATATTTCCGTCCACTTCGTCATTCACACAAATGTCCATAGCAATGAGATAGAGGTATCTTCTCATGTAGGTAATGGACGAACCTAGAGCCTGCATATCATTTGTGACTTGCTTACCGCTATTGCTTACGATAGGTTGAATCTGATTGAACGGAACAGGGAACTCGATTACTTCTTCCGTATTGTCGGTGTTGTAGATACTCAGTGTCGCCACCGTGTCAGAGAATCTTGCTACAGCCACCAGTCCTAAGTCCTTAAAAATCTTAGTAATGGTGGGAACAATGTCCTTTAACTCAAAATACTTAAAGGCTAGGTTCATGTTCTTACCGCTCTGATTAATGTCAGACGCTAGAAATAACTCTCTAGCTTCAATGAGTTTCTGAAATACATTCTTTGTTTCTGTTTTTGCACTTGCCATTTTGTTAGTCCTTTCTTTTTTAGGCTTCTCTTGGGGAATCCCAAGAAAATCATTTACTCGTTTCTTTGCCATTTCGATATAGAATGTCTTGTCTATATCACGAATGGTCAGTTCGTTTTCGTTGTCGATAATGCAATGGTCGGGTAGTGAATCAATCTTTGCTTCTGAGTCGTTCTCAGCTTTAACCTTGTAGATTTTTCCGTACCGGGTGTTCTTTGTCGCATAAACTCTGTTTACCTTCTGCACAGGCTGTTTCTCACCGTCTACAAGGTGATAGGCTTCTTTATACTTTGCTCCTGCCTTTGCAATGATTTGAAACTGGAATATGTCGTCACAACTCAAAATCGTTTCTCCCACAGGTGTCCCGTTTACAAAGAACTCTTTCAACGCTGTAGCAACAATGCGGGCGTTGTTATTGATATTAAACGCCCCAGCAGGGGCAACCCCCTTAACAAGATAACCACCCTTGCTCTTTGTCTTTCCGTCCGGCTGAACCTCAACGTAGTTATTCACGTCTTTCTGAACGATTTTCGCCACTCTATCTTCCTCTAAGGAAAAACCTGTTCGGTTCTCCCACTCAGAGCAAATCTCATTCAGCCTGTCAACGTCTTTTTTATCGAGTTCAACCATAATGCCATCGGTGTTTAATTGAATTACCTGCAACCCATCTATCATCTTGAAAGCGTGTTCAGCGAGTTCCAGTAGATAAAGCTGTCCACTAATACATACCGAGCGTCCCATGAGTGGATCGTAGAGGTCGTTGTATTTGTTTAGTAAGCAACCATAGGTGGTGTTACAAACAAGTTTTAAAGCGTCTGCCGTAGGCTTATCCCCGTCCTTTTTGGCTTTCATTCTTCTTTCCAAAACGTCCTCATAAATCTTAGGGGACGGAATGTTTCGGCTGGTGTAACCATTGATAGTGCAAAGGTGTGGATAATAACTACCTACGTCCTTGTTTAGAATCACCCTGTCCTCAGATTGTTCCCATGAGAAATTTCTAATCGCCCCATGGATTCCCCCGTAACCAATGGTCACAGGACAATCTCCTATGTTTATTTCCAATTTATCCTTAAATACTTCCTCGTCTGATATAGACTTGTATTTCAGCTTGTCGAAAAACTCAAAGACTTCCTCCGGGATAAACTCTTTTCTAAGGTTGTCGGGATAAACATAATCTCTTTCGTCATTGTGTTCTTTCGGACTGGCTTTCAGCATTTTTGCTGTAAGCTTTGCGTTGGTCATAGATAAAGCTTTCATGGAATCCAGTTCGGCTAATTCGCCTAGCGTCACCTTATTCTTTAAATAGCTTTTTCGTAAATCAACTATCTGTTCCGTAGTGTTCACATCGTGCTTACAGTAAACCTCTGTCTCCCTACGCTCTGCATAGGTTAAAGAACGGTCTATATCGAAAGGTATGGAACTCTCTCTAATAGGAAGAAACAAGTGCCCTTCAATCGCTTTCAGAGATAAACCCTGTTGAGTATCGTCCCGGATATCTACATTGTTGAACTGGTAGTAAAAATCCAGTAACGGACACTGCCAACCCTGTCCACCACCGATAATGTAGTCATTGACTTGTTTCACCTCTTGTGGGGATAAACCGCCTGCAATGGCTTTGATTATGTACTGGTCATAGTGCTTACTGTTGAACCCAATGTAAATCGTGTCCTCATTGATACAGGCTTTTAATGCTTCATTGTCGTTCCATATACAGGTGAATTGTCCTGTCTCTTTGTCTTTAAAGGTCACGAGCCATTCATTTGCGAATACCTCACAGTCGTAGGTCACAATTCTCATTCTTATTTTCCCTTTCGTCCATGCGTTCCAACACATATTCGATATAAGCGTATATGTTATTGTTTGCTGAAACTACACGAGAGGTCTTGATAACCCACCCCTGTTTTAATAGGTCGTTTATCTTTTCTGTAGCGTCAGTCTTTCCGTTTTGGTAACTTCTAACGATTTGTTGTTTCATTTACCGATTCCCTCCAATATAAGGCACTTGTTTTTCCGATAAATCGTGCAGCGTTTCTTATAGCTTTTTACAAGCTGTCCGATATTGTCTACAAAGTCATAGGCAATCGGTTCACTTTTACCGGGAAAGGTTCTTGATATTCTTCCCACACTCTGAGTAATTACAGCATAGTCAGATTGGGGAGTGGTTAGGTAAAGCCTTTCCAGTCTTGGTATGTCCAACCCCTCCTTAGCCAGTTGGTAAGTGGCAAAAAGGTATTTTTTATTCCCTTTTCGCATTTCGTCCAAGGCTTTTTCTCTTTCCAGCTTTCCTTTTTTACTTGTCATTTTCCCATCTACCATCACGGCTTCTTTTGCCATATCCGGGGGTAACCCCTGTATTAATGCTCTCAGATGGTCGAGCCTTTCCGATAGAATTAGGGAAGATTTACCTTTTTCAATGCAGGATAGGATTGTTTCGTTCCTGTCCTCGTTTTCAGTTAGGTAGCTGATAAGCTTTGCCCTGTTTACTGTTCCGTCAGTATTCAAGGCTTTTCTGCCTATCTCTATCCCCGTCCCTACAGGTCTGATACTTGCCCTCTCAATCTTGTCTGCCACCGCTTCATCGGGCACTTTGTAAGCTATCCCACCTATCAGAGCGTAGGTAGCTTGAATTAAACCGTCTGCTCTATGGACTGTCGCCGACAATCCGTATTTATGCCTAGCTGAGAGATTGCTCAGCACCTTTCTGTACTGTGTCATAGTGGTGGGACTTCCGCTTACCCTGTGCACCTCGTCCACTATGATTAAATCCCAGTAGTCCTTATAGGCTGTGAGATTTAACTTGCACATCGTTTGAACGGTAGCAAAGGTTATCCCAGTTCCCAGTTCTACCTTACCCTCTGAGATAGTTCCCATTATTTCATCGGGGTAATAAAGCTTAGCCCGTTCCCTACTCTGATTGATAAGGTCTAGGGTGTGACAGAGCCATAAGGTTCTTACTCCAAACCTCTTAGCTAGGGCGATTCCCATTTGCGTTTTACCGCTGCCGGGGAGACTCTGTAGGATTCCACCCTTGGCTTTTACAAGTGCGTCTACAGCTTCTTCTTGGTAGTCGTACAAGGGAACTTGCCCCTCATACTCTACCTGTACTGCTTCTGCAAACTCGTTCACCACCTCAACTTCCAACACAATATCCAGTGGTAAGGTTTGTAGTGTTCCGTAGGGCAAGACAAGTGTCTGCCCTCTTATTTCATAAAGGCTAATTCTCTTGGGGACACCGTAGACACTGAACCCCATTCGAGCCTTTTTGGTGTATTCGGGATTCTGAATTATCAGATTCTTCTCACACCACTTTGTGAGTTCGGTTGTAGGTTCTTCTACCATCAACTCATTGCTTACTCGTATTTTCATTTGTCACTCCACCGCCGTGTTTAACCAATCATACAAGCTGTACCCATGGTCTAATAAATCCGCATAACTGAGGGATTTTTCACCCATAGATTCGATTTCTGATATCGCATTGTAGGGTATCATTTGAATCCCTCCTCGTATTAGAATGGCAAACCACCCTGTCCCGTTGCCACATTGTTCCCACAAAGCCATGGCTGTTCGTTGATTCCCTTCAACACGGGAAAAGGGGAAAATATCTCCCTCGCATACCTTTGCGTCAATCAGATATGCTAAACCGTCTTTAACGGCTATAATATCCGCTGGCTGTCCTGCTGAGTTCTGAGTAAGTCTGTGCACCCAAAAGCCCTCATTGAAGAGCTTCTGTGCCAGCTCCTCCTCGAACTTATTTCCGCTTGCTTTGTTTGTCATACCGTTCTCCTTTCTAACGGTCGTTTATCATCAACCACGCAATCACGAATAGCAGATTGATGGCTAATAACGATTTACTCGCTTCTAGGTATCTCTCCCCCTCCATCCCAAATGATTTATATAGGAAGAACAGGTCTACCCCAAAGAGGGAGAGAGTCACCGTTACTATTAAAATTTCAAGCCGTCCCATGCTGTCACCCATGTCGTTTACTCGCTTCTTTTTTTAAGCTCCTCAAACACCTCTTTCTTAACTTCCTCTGTAATTTCCTCTTTGAATTTGTAGCTTTCCAGCAGTCCCATACCGTCTGCATAAGTCTTGATTAAACCGAACAGATCCTCGTCACCCAGTTCCTTTAATCGAGCCTTGATTGTCTTCTCGCAATCATCAACAATTCCCTTTGTAATCATGATTAAAAACTCTTCCATTTTCTTTTCCTCCTAATATTCTTTTAACCAACTTTTGTGATACTTCCGGATATACCAAGCGAATAGTGGCATACCTATTGCAGTCGTTATGAACACTGTGATAATCGCAATGTTCCCGACTAAGCCGTAACTGTCCAACAGGCAAACCCCCATAGCGTCTGCCAGTCCTAGTACAGTCAGTAACATTTTCAAAGCACTTCTTTTCATTCTCCCTCGTCCCCCTTTCCTCTGAACTTTGGGAAGAACAGGTCTACGACTTTCGAGATACTTAAGTCACAATAGTTTCCGAATGTTACAATCTCCCTCAACGTGAGGGAATTGCTCCTAAGCTTCTTGTTGAATGTCAATTTCTCCATTCTCAAAAGCTTTGCCATTTCCACAACCTGTACTGCATTAGTTTGCATACACACCTTTACGAGGTGTTCCTGCTCGTTCTTGACTCGCCTCATTCCTACCTCCTAAAGACGCTTACTATGTCCTCGTCCGAGAACTGCAAGCTATCGAACAGTCTCAGCAATTCGTCAAAGGTGTAGTAACCGTGTTTCCGTTTGTAGAGGATTCCTCTTTCGGAAACCCCTAGTGCCTTGGCTATCTCTTTGTTGATAACCTTGTGTTCGCTTTTCTTCCGTCTCACAACCCTATCCAGTTTTGCGTGTGGATAGGACTTATCGAGTTTCACCAAAGGCATTGATTGCCCCCTTTCCCCGTGCTATAATCAGCACGAACTAATACATGCATTTGTTCTAGGGGTTACCTGTCGTGGTGGGCGGTAACTCCATTTTCTTTTTTAGGCATCACCTTCAGCTCCATTTTGTAGTAACTCCATGCAGCCAAGGCGATAAAGTCCTCTACAGGCCAATTACAATCATCTGACTGAGCTTTAAAATACTCATAAACATCCTCTTCAATCTTGATAGTTACTTCTTTCATGCTATTTCCTCCTTTACTTAGAAACATTGATTCCAAGAATCATGGCAATAAGCTCGCCTTTATATGCCACATACAGTACTTTGCCACCTTCTGGCATACGATACTCAAACAACTCATTCGTAAAATACTTGAACAAGGTTTTGTCAAAATAAAAGTCCTCTTCACCCTTCCGGAAAACCTTTGCTACGAGCTTATTAGTTAGTTTCATTTCCGACTTAGTATCCACACTAGGCACTCCATCTGCCCACTTAGGTATCAGCGTCTTTAGAGATTCTTTTTCCTCAATAAAGGCGTCTGCCAATGGGAATCTTCCGGGAACAATGTATAAGGCTCTACCGTCAGTGATTAAAGTCTTGTCCTCATGCTTCTGCATGTACCACAGGTCTGTATTTTCTGACTTAAGAATCTCTGCATAAAGCTTCTGAGGATTAAATCCTCCTATGTTTTTCGGTACTCTGTAATCACGCATTTTCTTTTTCCTCCTTTTAGTATTCTTTTGACTGAATTTTTACTTTTTTGAATTCACAAGATGATAGGAATTCAAGCTTTGAAAGAGCTGTAAGGATGCTATCTTCTGCTCCTTCCAAAGCACTTGCCATCTTGCCTTCATACTCGGCACTGAATTCGACCTCTATAGTCGCTTTAACTATGTATCGCTCCATTTTCTTTTTCCTCCTTTTTACAGCAATCCATCTTGTTGACTATTTGGAACGTTTTTGACGAAAAAAATATTCATCACATCTTCTAGCGATAACTTAAGCAAACATATCAATACCGTGAGTTCTGATACTGTGAACTCTGTCTTTCCGTCAATTTTATTTCGCAATCCCATTGCGGTAAGTCCACAGGATTCCGCGATATATTGTATTTTGTACCCGGAAGATTGAATCTTATTTTTCAACAAGTCTACATCTACCATTTTTTCTACCTCCTTTCTTTATTTTGTATCACTATAAAACAATGATTCCTAATTGTCAACATTATTTTTTATTTTTTTCTATTTTGTTTTTCGTTTTCATACATATATTTTGAAAAATACGGCAAAAATAATTGACTACACTCAATAGTAGTGCTAATCTGCAAACAAGAAAAGGAGTGCTTATGAATATCGGGGATAGAATTAAAGAAAAACGATTAGAACTAGGAATGACACAAGAAGAACTAGCGGAAAAAGTCGGTTTTAAGACAAGGGCGTCCGTTAGCAGATTGGAAGGCGGAGATAGAAACATCCCAATCAGTAAATTGAAAAAGCTTGCCGAAGTATTGGACACAACTATTGGATATTTAATGGGGATGGAGGACAACTCCGGAATAATAACAACCAATGTAGGCAATCATAACACCACGAACACAAACACAAATAGCTTTAATAGCAATCATGGAACAATGAGAGAAGCTATTGAATTTCTTGATAAAGATTCCGCATTACGCGAAATCACGAACCTGCTTTTTACTCACAAGAAAGAATTTAAAAAATCAGACTTAGAATATTTGAGAACAAATGTTGATTATTTCATAAAAGAATATCAAGACACGGATTCAAAAACATAGATAGGACACAACCATGCCGGAAACAGTTAATGTTACTAAGGGAATTGCCGATATGAATATTGGAGATAGAATTAAAAGCAAGAGAATCCAAATAGGCTTATCTCAGACCGAATTAGCAGATAAACTTGGTTTCAAATCGAAAGCTTCTATTAGTAGAATTGAACAAGGTGTGCAAAGTCTACCACAATCAAGAATTATAGATATGGCTAGAGCCTTAGAGACTTCTCCCGACTACTTATTAGGGTGGAATGACGATATGGTTAGTACAACTACAACTGGGGATAACAATAGAACCACTAATCAAATTACAAATAACTACGGTAACTGTGGGACGGCGACCGATAACACAACAGATCCGTTGAGAGTCATTTTCAATGCAACTGATTCCTTACTGACTGCAACGGATATAGACTTAGCTGTTTCTTATCTTATGAGAAGAAAAGACTTGTTAGATAAGGGGGTATAAAATGGCGATAGAGAAATTGAAAAGTGGTAAATACAGACTCAGATTTACCGTCAATAAAAAGAAATACTCAATTTACACCGGGAAAAAACCAACAAAGGCTGAGGAAGCAATGTTGATACAAGAATACATAGAACAGATTAAAAAAGAGAGCGTTGCTAAAAAGAACGGCTCTTTTTTAGATTTTGCTAATGAGTACATAGCCAGTAAAGAGAATGTTCTCTCAGCCAGTACCATCAGAGGGTATAGAAACACTCTCAACGCAATCCCTGCTTCTTTTAAGGATTTACCATTCTATGAGATAGAACAGCATGATATAACCCGGCTGGTAAACGATATGGTAATTAAAGCAAAACCAAAGACTATTTATAATAGGCACGGACTGGTAGTAGCTGTCTTAAGAGAATTTCGCCCGGATTTTACAGTCCGAACCAAACTCCCTAGAAAAGAACAGAAAGATATTTACACCCCATCAGAAAAGGAAGTAAAGTCTTTGTTTGAGTATATAGACAACGACAAGATTTTCCATAGATACTACATTCCTATACACTTAGGTGCAATGGGATTGAGACGATCAGAGATTGGAGCACTAACTGTAGACGATTTATCTGAGGACAATGTTCTAACTATTTGTAAAGCAAAGGTGCAGGACAAGGATAATAATTGGATAATTCAGTCCTATACAAAAACAGAAAAGAGTAATCGGAAAATACCTATACCAAAAGAACTAGCCGATAGAATCAGAGAGCAGGGGTACATATACAAGGGGAATCTCAATCAAATCTTCTGCACCTTAGATTCTGCACAAAAGGCACTTGGATTACCCCACTTTGGAATCCACAGGCTACGCTCCTACTTTGCTAGTAAGGCACACGCTCTAGGACTCCCCGATTCTATTATTCTGACTTTAGGAGGGTGGAAATCAGATAATGTAATGAAAAATATTTATAGAAAAGCACTGGAAGAAGATGTTGCAAAAGGCACACAAACCTATCTCGAACACTTTGACAAATCATAAAATTTCGTGGTCACTTTCGTGGTCACCTTACCATGAAAACAGGCTACATGAACACGAAAACTGGCTACATGGCGTGCTCTGAAAAACCGTATAAAAACAAGCAAAAACCCTAGGTTTCAAGCCAGTTTAGGCTTAATTCCTAGGGTTTCTTAGTAGCAGGGGATGAGGGATTCGAACCCCCATCGGCGGTTTTGGAGACCGTTGCTCTACCATTGAACTAATCCCCTCTGCTTTAAAAAAGCAACGGTATGATTCTATG